TTATCAGAGGTGCCGCTAAATGAGAAGCCGCTATCACCATCTCTTGTTTCATCAGCAAGACCTTTACCGCCACCCTTTGGATAACCCATAATATCAGCAAATTTATCGTAATTTACTTTGCCTTGTTTACTTAAACCTGAATATGTTGTTGAGTCAATAACGCCACCACGCCAACCTGATTTTCTACCTGCATCAAGTGCTTCTTTGTAATCTGAAAAAGAAGCGTAACTCATACTTCCATTGTCACTTTTAGCTTGACCACCTGTTCTTATATCTATAGCAATACCATTTTTATCAAAGAAACCACCAGTAACAGGGTCTAAATCCCCTTTTTCATAACCTGCATATCGTGAAGGTGTTACGCCTATATAATCTTGAAGTGCCTTTAGGTTACGTGCTACAACAGCAGATGCTGGCAATAGACCTTCTGCTGGTTGAATTTCCCCTTTTACTGGTTGAACGCCTAATCCAGTCATGGGTAATCCGGGTAGCCCTGATAAATCTGCTGGGCCAAATGGAGCAGACGGACCACCTATTGCAGTAGGCATAGCCTCTGGATCTTTTTCAAACACGGTTGCAACATCACCTAATCCAAAAACTTCTTTTACAAAGTTACCACCCGGAACAAAAGATAGTAAATCTATTCCACGCCTTCCTGATATTGCATATTTTTCTTTAACCACGTCTTTTTGTTCATCTATAGCTTTTCCAGCTACAGTTACAGCAGTATCTTCTGCCGACCTTCCTGAATCATCATTACGAACTCCTGTTTGACCCATAGTAGGAGTCACTGCCGTAGTTTCTTCTTGTGATTGATCTCCTTTAGGTTTATACCCATCTGGAATAGGATAAACAGGTTTACCATCTACAAACGGTATCTGTAATACTTGACCTGCATCATTTACGTAAGTTCGCAACTCTGAACCCTGATAGCCAGAACCAACCATTTGACCAAAGGTAGGTATATTAGTTGTTTGATCTGCTGTAGTATACTGAGTTCCTGTATACTGTAACGGTTGCATATAAGGTTGTGTACCTGTGTATGGTGTAAATCCAGTATTAGGCATTTGTTGTGCTGGTTGAAAACCGCCGATACCTGTTCCGGGCATAGTGTATGTACCTGTTCGTGGATCGTATGAAGGAACCATACCACCTGCTTGCATCTTTAGTTCATCACTATTATACTCTTCTTCTTCATCTACGTCAAGGTCATACATATCAAATGGCAAGTCATCTTGCACAACAGCTTCATCACCATTACCCATCTGACCCATAGCTTCCATTTGTGCCAAGCCTTGCTTTGCTTCTTGACGCATACGCATTAAGTTTTCAAGACCAATGTAACGCACTACGTCTGCAGGAAAAACAAATTCACCTTCACTCAACTGAGCAGGAATGTCATCACGTACTTCTTCACGCAATGAACCCGGTGGTACTTCGTTGCCTGATTCCTCATCAACCATACCACCTTCATCCATAAGGCCGCCTTCGTTGAAGCCACGTTCTACTGGCTCAAAGAGTTCCATTTGTTCTGCCATGCGTTTAGCCATTGACTGCATCCCTTAGTGTTTTAATACTACGTAACACTGCAATCGCCCCCTGCGCACGATGCATAAAAACTGTGTTATCGCCTTGCTCTAATGTACGATGTTGCTGTTCAATTAGCACATCTAAATACTTATTGAAGTTGTCCCACTGGCGGCTGTTGCTGACCAGCGGCTTCAGCTTGCTGAGTATTTCCTTGTCCATTCGCACTAAATCCTTGTTCACCCGGCACAGGAGCCTGTCCAGTACCTACGTTACCACCACCTGCACCTGTTGGGTCCATTGCATCCGCACCCGGCGGTGGCGTCATACCACCCTGCTCTTGTTGCATTGGCTGCTGGAAGCCCTTCATAATTTCTGCTTGCAGTGCAGCTTCATCCATATTGTTGGTTACTTTGTCGGGGTCTAAGTCCATAGACTTTGCAATCTCACGGATTACATACTGGAACTTAGCAAAGGGTGCGAGTGCAGGATTACTTGCAATCTGCAAGAACTGCATTAGACGCTGGCTACGCACTTCATTAGCCATAAGACTTTCTGTACCCCGTGCTTTAACTTCCAAGTCACCTTTGATTTCTGGGTCAAAATCAAACTGCATATTAAAACGGAAAAAGCCTTCACCAAGTGGGCGAAGCAGATAGTCGTCTACATTCTTAATAACTGTTTTGGTACTACCTTGTGCAGCACCCATTAGCATTGAGATACCTGAAGCTGTACGGCCTACACCAGACACGCCTGTCTGTCCATGTGCAAATGATGGGAAGCCTGTGCTTTCATCTGCCAGTACACGTGCCTTGTCAAATAGCATCATGTTCTCAGAAGATACGTTAGGGAACTTTGTACCAAATATAGCTTGACCCGGTGCGCCACCCTGTCTGCGGAATACCTTGCCCGGATACAGTGACAAGTCCTGACCCGGCACCAAGTTTGTTTCATCTACCTCAACAATCAAGTTGCCAGACAGTACAGCATTATCAACAGCCATACGCATAAAGCCATTCATCAATGTCTGTGTATCGTCCATGTTCTCTGCAATACCTACACCAAAGAATGAATACGGGTTCAATTCGTATGGTGCAGCAGAGTATGGAATCTTAGATGGCTTGAATGGATTAAGAACCATACGAAGCAGTTTGTTGTTACAAATCCAAACATTGGCTTGCAACTCATCAAACTCTTTCAGTTCTTTTGGAATGTCAATACCCTGTTCTTCAAGCAGTTCTGTATCAACCATACCCCAATACTCAAGTACCTCAAAGCGGTCTACACCATGTTCTGGTGCATAGTCAGATAAGTCATCTTCCCAATATTGCTTAGTGTAGTTTTCACCCATAGCAATCACTTCATTGATAACTTCACCACGAAAGTATGGACGCTTCTTTAGGTTACGTAATTGTGTACGAGACATCTTGTGACGTTCAATTACAAACTGTGCTTCATCCATGTTGTTAGCATCTGGGTCTGGATAAAAGTTCCAAACAGATACATGATTTACTTGTGGAATTGTTTTAAATAGTGGGTCATACTCACCATCGTCATTCCAGTTAGGGTACTCTTTGTCAACAGCAAACGGACCTTTCATAACACCTGTACCAAACAATGCCATTTCAAATGCTGCATTGCGTAAGTGTTTAGTGGCACCAGATTCTTCTAGCTGGTCGTGTATCTTCTTTTGCATTTTCTTTGCAGCAATTAATGCAGGGCTAAATGCAATAGAGGTAGGTGTCTTACCCGGCCCCTCTTTTAGTTTGTCAGCAACAGGTTCCAGTTTGCCTTCCAGCACCCCAAGTTTTTCTTGTAAGGACTGCGCTGTGGCTCCCGGCGGTAAGTCTTTTCCGTCACCCGCAAAACCGTAGGGACTAGAAATAGCAGTTTCACCACGTAATTGTTCTGGTTCTTTAGGGTCAAAATGTACATCGGCAACAACCCCCTCTGGTAATTCAGTAGGCTCAATAGATAAAGGAAAACGCTGGTTAGCAAACAAGACATCAACAATCTGCCCGTATGCTGCCAGCGTTTTAGTTTTTGTGACTTTAATAAAGACACGAGATTTTTCTGTTTCAGTAAATTGAACATCGGGGCCATACAAACCACGATAATTGCGGTAGGCTTTTAGCCAACGCTGTTCGTCATCATAACGATAATCTTCAGATCGCTTATAACGATCCAATACAAATGGAATAATGTTACTTACGTCTACGTCTGAAACAGATGTATCATCACTATCTTCCAGTGCGATAGCATCGTCTTCGATCATAATTTCATCTTCATTCATATCGTTTTTCCTTAGTATCCAAAGGTTGAGTCTGCGACTTGCATACCACCACCGGGTCTACCCATTGGGTCATAGTCAAATATACTAAACCTTGGTCTGGACATTATACCATACCTAAGAGCATCATACAAGTGGTCTTCACTCTTTGTGTCAATGTCTTCTGGGTTTTTCTTGTCCAACGGTATTGAGGGAAGTTGGGCCGTGAGGTTTGTGCAAGTATCAAAGAAAACAAGTCTAGGCTCCTCTGTAAATTCATCTATCTGTAGTCTACGGTGTATCTCGTTCTTACCAGCTACACGACTGCCCCTGCTTCTGTCTGACGGACGCCAGCGACATCCACGGCTAATCATTTGCTCCGCAAGAGAAGGGCCAGTATCACCACGCTTATGCCAAAGAGAACTGTCCAGAACACCGTACTTAATATTGCCATCTTCCGCTTCCAAATCCAGAATCATATCTGCCAAGTCTGTGGCAAGGACTTTAGAAACGTAGAGTTCTCTATATACCACAAGTTGCTCAGAAGGCGCAACGGCAAACCAAACAACACCACTGAAGCTACCGTAGCCATAATCGCAAGCCCGAAACTTAACCCAGTTGCTAGGAATCCTAAAAGGCTCAACAACATGAACCCGCCTATCAAACTCAGTAAAGGCTGCTCCCTCTTTAATATCCCAATCGCCTTCAAGAAGCTGCCTACGCTGCTGTTCTGGAAGCGATAGAAGCATGGCTTCGTAGTCACCTGCATTCGCAAGGTATGGGTTATCAGAAAGTCTTGCGGGTATAAATCTTCTTTTGAATAAAGATTTTCCAGCTTTACTATGTCCTGCTGGATAGCGGAGAACTTCTCCTGTGTCTGTGTCTGTTGCATCGAAGGCTCTATTATATGGCGAAGGGTCAATGAACATTTTTTTGACCCAGTGATGACCTCTTCCGCCGGGGTTAGTCGTAGCCCTCATAAATATTGGCAAATCAGGTGCAGTAGACCGTAGACGAGAACGCATATAATTCCATGCGTATGGTGTGGACCATTGTGTTAACTCGTCAAAGCCTATCCAGCTAAAAGCTAGACCCTGATAGCGCAATACATCATCATCCCTGTCGAGATAAGACATCCACAATCTTGCACCAGATGGCGCAGTCCACTGCATTTTTCTTTCTGACCACTTAATACCGGGCCAGATTTTTGGGTACAACTCCTGCGACTTAAATATAAGTTCCCGCAACTCTTCCGTTGTGTGTCGCAGTAGCAGCCCACTAAACTGTGGATGTCCCATGTAACGTAATGGGTCAGCAAGCATAGCGTAGCTTTTGCCACCACCTGCAGAACCACCATACAATACTTCTCGTTCAGCCGCCGCTAGGAACTCTGTCTGTGGTCCTTCGTTTGGCTTGAACAAAACATTAGCGTGTTGTTCTATCTCGCTGCTGTCATATTCAGGTGATACAGTTTCCTGTATCTCAACCTTCGGCTTTGGAGCCTGTTCTTTGGTTACTGATTTCTTCCGCTTTGGCGATTGCCGTTTTCGCATATTCTGCCCACTTGCGGAGGCTTGCAGCTTGATTCTTACGTCTTCGCTCATTATTCAATCGTTTCCTCAAACCTACGTGCGAGATGTATCTGCCAGTCTGTGTACTCAGCCAATTAGCTACTTCACGGTAGCTGTATTGATTTACGTGCTGTCTAGCTTTCTCTAACAAGTCCAATTCAATTTGGATAGGTTGAAGAATGTCGGGGTCTTCATCATCCTGTTTATATCCGAATGGTACAGTACGTGCAATACGTGGGATGGGTATCCATTCGTTTTCTTCTTTGATGTCTGTTGGCTGTGGAAGTTTCCACTTGCCTATACTACGTGACATTTTTCCTATTATCTTTTGTTGTGTGTTTAAGAAACGAAGTTTTTTTAGTGGACGACTTTCTAGTCCCCTTTGTCTTCGTTGGTTTAATTAAATCTGTATCATAGAAGTCAGACATATCCATGCCTATACTTTCCATAGTTGAAACTGGTTCTTTTGATTTAGCCATTAGTCATCATCCTCATTTGTTTTTACGTATGGTTCTACCCGGCAAAGTTCCTGTAGTATCAAACGTAACACCATTTTTCTTTTTAGGTTTTGGTTTAGGTAACGTCTTTGGTAAAGGTTTCTTTTTGGGTTTTGGTTTAGGTAAAGGCATAGACTTTCTAGTGCTTGGGTCTGCCCTATATTTAGGTTCTTCTTTTCTAGCCAAAACATTTTTTCTCATGTCCCTGAACTTTTGCATTTCACCGGGAAATTCTTTATTAAAAAGTCGCCTTTCAGATGGGCTTAATTTTTCAAGAGCCTTCTGTGCCGCATTAACAGATGCAACAGTTTTTATATCTTTTTTAATTCTGTTTCTAAGTTTTTTAAGATTAGCAATATTTTCTTTTTGTCTATCAGTCATCAGTCATCATCCTCTACAATAGCTTTAGGTGGCATAAGCATGACACCACCCGATGCTTCTACCTGCATCTTTTCTGTCTTTACCAGACCCACACGGTCAAGCAGTTCTTTAGCTGCAGACATCTTATCACGAATGCCTAACTCAGTCGGGTCATACAAAGCACCTGTCATCGCCATCGCAGCTTTAGGCGCATTACGAGCCATGTACATTTGCGTTGCCTCAAGAATTTCTTCTTTAAGACCTTTGATAATTTCGCCAGTGCTAGAAGTGTCAGCATACCCTGCCAGTTTCTTGGCAGCAACCATGTCACCACCAGCTTCATCAAACAAGACGTTTAAAAATGCTTGTTGCTTTTCTGTTAGTTCTCTAGCCATTAATTACTTAAACCCCTTACAAAAGAACTTACATTCTTTGCTGCTCTTTTTATATTATCCTGTATCGTATGTGGCAAAAAAGTTGTTTTCTTTTTAGGGTCAACACCCACAACTATTCTACCTTTTCTTGAAGAGCTAACTGTCCGAATGTTTTTACTCATCAAAATTCTCCATTATGCATTGCGTTAGCTAATTTCACTGCACGTGATTTTACCTGATTTGCCCACCTGCTGTCAAGCATTTCTTTTGCTGCAATGTCATATTTTTCTTCGTGGATAGCAGCCCACATCTTTTTAAACTTACAAAGTCTAGGTACGCCCATATTGAAAGCCATATCCATAACTATAAGTTGACGTACAGAGTCCAACCTGTCCACGCAAGGGTGCGCACGTACCAGTTCTTCTTCGACAATCTGCACGTCATTTGTTGCTAGATAGACCGCATCAGCTTCAGTGATTCCATATTCGTACACGTGGTTAATATTAGGAATATCTAATTCATCTAGTTCCTGCTTTGTAATGCCACGGTCTTCTAGGTTTCGTCCGATACCAATAGTATCAATTCCAAGAGTGTCTTTGTACACTTGTAGCTTCAAGCCTTCGTGCTTGATTAATTCATCAATAAAATGTTCTCTACGGTACTTCATGTTTCCATAGCCCCTACGATACCACATTTATATTCAACAGATGCCCATGAACCATCTTTTGGTATCTCTTCATATATTTGCTTATATCGTATACATTCATTCTCTTTATCGAACCACTGAACAGTTTGATTAAAGCATTTACCGTCTGAGGTACATATAGTAAGTACTAATGCCCAAATCATTATACTCATTTTTGTTCATGCCCCATCCAGACAGCAAAAGCACCAGTCATTGCCCCAACTACTGTAGACACAAATGCTGTCTGCTGCGTTGTAGCTGCTGGGCCTAATTCCATAAACCACTGTACTACCTGATAAGCCATGAACGTCATAGCCAACATCATTGCTCTAGGTAGTAACTTCCACGCTAGAATCTTTTCCATTGTGTAGGTCATTTTTTCTTTTTGTTATATCCGCCCCGATTATATGCGGGAGTAGACTCAAAAGCAGTTAAAAAAGCACCTACTAATGGAATAGAACGAAGTCCAACTTTTTTAGCAATTTCCTTTGCCGTACTTTTTGTGGCACCTTGTATAATATTTTTTTGCTCTTGGATAAGGGCTTTACGTACAAGTTTATCTCTGTCACTTAAATTAGAAGGTTTAATATTTTTTAGTCTTTCTAATTTATTTTGCGCATTGGTTGCATTAGCAGTATTACGCATATTTGTAGTTTTAGTTTGTCTTGCTTCTGTACGTTGTTTTTGCTGTTTACGAATCTGCTCACTTCTTTTTTGTCTAGGCGATTTTTTACTCGCTAATGCAGTAGCACCTGCTGCCGTTGCTGCAGTTCCTATGACCGCAGCACCACCATATTTATCTTTGTCTGCCATTATCCTTACCTTTTTCCAAAGAATTTTGTAGCTGAACGTACCCCAAAAGAAGCGGCAACGATAACGCCCAAGGAATATTGATACCACTCAGGCATTGCTTGTAACTGTAAGAATCCATTTGCCACCACCTCTTCCATGCCGGGAATAAATGCCAGTATCAATGGGATGCTAAATAAAATAGTAAGCCACTCATCTTTCCACGAAGATGCGCTACCTTTAGCCATCTCCAAATCCCAGTCAATTTCACCCGTAGCTTTCTTTTGCATTACGATAGCTTCAGCTTCAGCTTTAGCTACACGTGTCTTTGCTTGCGCTTTCTTTTCTTCTACTTTGCCGGACATCCATGTGCCAGCAAGTTCAGCAATAGGTCCAATAAGTAAGTTAAGCATTAGGCTCCCCGTCTAAACTGCGCCGTTTTCTTTTGTATCTTTTTAGGCTGCTTGACGAACTGCTTACCAGCACGAGTTCCTGCTCTTTTAGCAGCGGTGGTGGCTGCGTATTCTTGCGGCGAAAGCGATTTGATAGCAGCCTCTGGTAAGTAACGCTCACCTGTTTTGGCGGATGGTTTACCACTCTTGGTTCTCCACTTTTGTTTAGTCCAGTTCTTTAAACTTTGTTGTGGTGATTTTAATGCCATGAATAAGTTATACCATTATCTTATAGGATTGTCAAGAGAAAAATTAAAAGACCTACCGCCGCTAACACAATAACTGCAACGCCAGTTCCCATCTTTATATTTTCCATTATTTCGTTCTGTCGCTGTATAGCTTCACGTCTAGCTTGCTCTGCAGCTTCTTTTGCCTCACGTATACGCTTGGCTCTTTCATCTACAATGCTCTGCCACGTGCCGGGGCCAAAACGTAAGTCTACTAGGGTACGCATCTCCTGCACTTTTTCCTGTGCAAGTCTAGCGTCAATCACTTCCTGTGCTACGGACTGTATACCAAACTGGTCGCCTAGACTGTTGCCAGACTTCTTAGACCGTTGTTGTTGTGTTTGCTTTTCACCCTCAAGTAGATTGTCTACATACTTTGCGATGTCGCCTATATCGTTGGCGGTATTAATGGTAGACTTAATACCATCTACGGCACTCTTCACCAGTGCGATACCCGCAAGGGTTTCTGCAATCATCTCTGTTCCTCATTGGTTGGTTGATAGTCATTGTTTAAGCTGCCAGTGCGGGATTACTAGCATCCAGTTGCATCCACTTAGACCACTCTGCGTAGTAGTGGCGCATACCTACTTCATCGTGTATTGTGCTATTCTCATGTCGTCCATGCAAGATGTTACGGGGTTCTGTACCTTCTCGCATTGTAGTGCCTTGACCTGCGACACCAATCAGGTCTTCATGTAAATTTCTACCAAACGGCCCCCATATAGAGTTGTGGTGTTTGATACGTGTCTGCCGTTCTTCGGGGGTATCTTTTTTTAGGCCATAGCCACGGAACTCAATCAGTACTTTGTTTGGTCCTAGTGGCGTTACACTGTCGCTACGATATGCACTGCCACGCAGGTTAAAGTTGTAGCCGGGAAACAAGTCTACCATATACCACTGGTTAGGCGGAAGGTTAGGGAAACTAAGTTCTCCTCTGTCTTCAAAACCATCGTACTCTTCGTAGTTAACTGTAAAGCTACTGACGTTGACGTGTCCGTTATCAAATGGGATATTTTTTCTAGCAAAGTACTCATCGTTAAATCCTGACACACGGTTAAAGTAATGCATGAAGTCATGGTAGAACTCGCTGTTAGTATCGTGCCACAGTTTGTAATTAGTGTCTATCACTGCCTTGTGATAGTGAAATACTTCCATCTCTTCTGCGTCAATGGCATCAGCAATACAATCAAATGCACCTGCTGTCCATTCATCTACGCTTTGTGTTGGGTTAGGGTCTAGTGTAACCCAGACCATTCCACCGTGTTTAACTTCACAGTGTAGTTCTGGTTCAAGTGATACCATAGGTACAGCCAGTGTTCCACTAGGTTTATTGATAGTGTGATTTTTATATGCCTTTACGCCATCGCCTGTGTTCCATGCTATAACATTTACCTGCTATATTTGCGTTGTTCTAAAGTTACCCTTGTTATACATCTCACTGATGTGGCACATAGGCACCCATACTTTAGAGAATATGTTTTCTTGTTCTTGTTTGTATAAACTGTGGTCAGAATATATCAAAGAGTTTATGTACTCTACTTTAGGTTTCTTAATCCAGTCTTTATGATTACGTGGTGACATTAACTTTTGTATCCCCCGCCAGCCTTTTTGTACTCAAGGGCTAATAGTTGGGCTTTACGTGCTGACCACTGACCCGGCTTACCGCCACGTGAACCTGCTTTGATTTTTTCAAACAGTCTTTTGCGCAGAGCAGGTTTGGTATAGTTACCTGCTTTGTTTACCGTGCTTTTCTTTTTTGGCGTACTCTTTTTTCTAGGTGCCATAATTATTACCTTGCGGGATCAAAATATTCTTCTACAGATATTGTAACATCTAAAGTCATACCACTTTCAATATACGCTAACAATTTATCTTTTTGATGAAGTGTAAAAAAGTTGCCAGACACTACGTCATGTGTTGAGTGACCTGCCATACTTAAACCATTTATAAGATAGTGGTATGTAGTATCATCGTTATGATAAAACTGTAGATATGCTTTCTTAGTACTATTAGTACCATTGCTTAGATGTAAAAATCTAACAATAGCACTATAGTTATCCGGCACAGTATAGATAACGTCAGCACTTGCGTCAGCAGAGGTGCTGGTTATTGTTTTACTTTCCGTGGTAAATTTAGCTACACTAAGATCAGGCATTATCGTTCCAGTCTAATACACGCTTGTGCATCTTCCAAAACCAGTTGCCTACACAAGTAAAAGGCTTGCCCATATAGAGCAAAGCCCATCCAAAGTATTTTACTGCTTGCTTCCTCATTTCTTTTTCGCCATTCCGCCACGCATCATTTTCTTTTTAGCCATTTTAGCC